TGGTGGCACTAACAGCAACACTCAGTCTACCGCTGCTGATTTGAACGAAACTTCCTTGGAAGCTGCCGTTATTCAGATCGCTGCTTGGACAGACGAGCGTAGCTTGTTAATCGCTGCTAAACCTAAGAAGTTAATCGTTCCACCTGCACTCCAGTTCGTTGCTACCCGTCTCTTAGAGACCCAGCTTCGTGTTGGTACCGCAGACAACGACATTAACGCTATCGTAAACAATGGTTCGATCCCAGAAGGTTATACAGTTAATAACTACCTGACCGATCCAAATGCTTACTTCCTCTGTACTGATGTTCCAAACGGTATGAAGCATTTTGTTCGTACTCCTTTGAGCAACAGCATGGACGGAGACTTCGATACTGGTAACGTTCGTTACAAGTCTCGTGAGCGTTACAGCTTTGGCTGGTCTGATCCTCTCGGTATGTGGGGTTCAATAGGCGCCTAATCGGTTCCTTGGCTTTACTAAGACCCCGCTCACAAGGCGGGGTTTTTTATTGTAACAATTATTTAATAATGTTCTAATAAGATGATTCTATTGAGAAAAGGTGCACCATGGCACGAAAAGCGTGTAGTGATGAAGAATTTATAGCCATTTGGAGAGAACATCAATCTCCCGATAAAGTTAGTCAAGCAATTGGCGTTAGTGTTCGTAACACTTTAAAAAGACGCAGAAACATAGAAGACACACATGGGATTCTTTTAGAGGCATTACAGCCTAATGGGCTGCCTAAGATTTACATTCCCGATGAACAGATGCAAGCCAACATCACAATTGACAATGGCACTATTTTAGTCGGGTCAGATTGTCATTACAACCCACAGTACATTACGACAGCCCACCGAGGGTTTATTGAGTTTGTAAAACATTTAAAACCAAAGATTGTTATTCTCAATGGCGATATAGCCGACTTTGCTAGTATTTCACAGCACCATCGCATTGGTTGGAGTAAAGGTCCAACAGTTAAAGAAGAACTAGACGAAATCCAAGAAAGGCTCGGAGATATTGAGCGTGTAAGACCGCCAGGCTGCAAATTGATGGTTACGATTGGTAACCACGACCTTAGATTCTCAGGCAAATTATCCAATGTCCTACCTCAATACGAGGGTATTAAAGGCTTTGATATTGCTGACCACACACCCCATTGGAAATGGTACTGGGCAATTATGGTCAACCAAACTTGCATGATTAAACATCGCTGGCACAACGGAGTCCATGCGGTCTATAACAACACCATGAAATCGGGTACGAGCTTTGTTAGTGGGCATCTGCACTCCCTTAAAATCACGCCATGGACTGACTATACGGGTACTAGATACGGAGTAGATACTGGCACTATGGCTTGTATTAAGGATAATCAGTTTGCGTATACGGAACAAAATCCAGTTAACTGGCGGGCAGGCTTTGCAATCTTGACCTTTATTAACGGCAAGTTGATGCCGCCTGAGCTGGCAGAGGTTATTAATGAGGATGAGGGTTTAATTTACTTTCGGGGTCAGTTGCTAAAAGTATGAAGCTAACACCCAAGATTATTGAACATATCTACAGTATGTTGTATTGCTGCGAGCCGTTTGCGTCTTGGGATTTACCCTTACCTGAAGAAATTAAGTTTATTGTAGATAGCGACCCTGAAACGATGGGTACTTACCTATATGACGATGGGGAAAAACACGCCCATATTATTACTATTTCTGACGCTAGATGTGGGCATTTAGACACAGTAATTAGGACTATGGCACATGAGATGATTCATTGTTCTCGCTGGAATACTGTGACCCATGCTTGGACTAAACATGATAAAACCTTTAGAAATCGGGCAAAAATGGTTGCTACTGAGTTAGGATTTGACCCCCTTGAGTTGTAACATAAATGTTACCTAAAGGCACTTAATGTAAATAATATGAAACAATATGGCTTGGAACCTTAGATTTGTTGTCTTTGAAGATGAATTAACCTTAGAGCCTTATATGGAGCTACGAGAAGTCTTTTACGATGAAATGGGCAAACCAATTTGTCACACCCGTGCGACCGTAGGCGGGGACAATATGGAAGAAATTACCCAGTATTTAGATCGGGCATTAGAAGCAACCACCAACCCTGTATTACGACACAGAGACTTTGAAGGAAAACTATGCAAATCAAATGCAAATTAATTAAAGAATTAGACGATGGTTCTGCCATCATATCCATGGAAATGGACGAAGAAGCTAAAGACTGGTTGCTTGGAGAAGGATTTACAGCAGTCTTGAAAGAAGCACTTAAAATGAGCAAAACTTATGTCAGTCCAGAGATGCTAGAAAAGGCTAAAAAGAAACCCAAAAAGAAATGAGTTCTTGGCTTATTATTGTTACTGGTCTTATTTATGCCTACATCGCTGCCGAGCAAGCCCTAAAAGGTAATGTGCCAATGGCAGTGGTATATAGTGGGTATGCATTTAGTAATGTCGGGTTATATATTTTGGCTTCAAAATAAAGGTTGCACATTCATAAAAAAGTAGTAAGATAATGGAAACTGGGAAACCAGCTTATTAAACTGTCCCAGCAGACGCATACACGATTAATAAGCTTATTTTGTATGGAGAATTAACATGGCACGATCCACATTCCAAGGTCCAATTCGTTCATTGGGCGGTCTTTATCAGCAAGGTCCAGCGTCAGTTGTTGTAATTACAGCAAGCACCACTTTAAGCCCAGAGGCTCATGGCGGTCGAATTATTAGCGTTGGTGGTTCTTTAGCAGCCACAACCACATTGACTTTACCTGCTATTAACGTATCTACCAATCCAGTCACTTCTGGTCCTGGACAAGATCCAAATACGATTAATAATCAAGGCGTTTTGTACACCGTTTGGGTTCCAACTACCATTACTACTAGCACACTAAAAATTGCTACCAATGGAACAGATCTGTTCATTGGTTCTTTAATGGGTGTTGATACCGATTCTTCCGATGCTCTCGTAGCGTATAACGCTTTAGCAGCCGATACATTTGACTTTATCAACCTAAATGGCGGAACTACTGGTGGCGTTGCTGGCACATGGATTGAGATTGTTGCTGTTGCCGCTAATGCCTATATGGTTCGTGGCACTGTAAACGGTTCAGGCGCTGTTGCTACACCATTCTCGACAACTTAATTAATCTAGGGGGTTAGGGTTTTCCCTAGCCCTCTTTAACTTTTTGGAGATTAATTATGGCAATGCAATATGATGTAAAACAAGGTCACTTAAATCAAAGTGGTTTTTTTGTTCTTGGTCGCAACCGTGTCAAAGGCGTTTCGTTTTTTGGTGGTGGCGCAGATTTAGTGTTGTTTGATACAACCACAGCCCCAGTAACCTCAAGCGTTACATATGGTCGTTCATCAACTTTAGTAACAGTAAGCAAAACAGCTCACGGTCTTGTTACTGGAGACATTGTAGGTATTCACTTTGTTCCTGGTTCTGGTGGTTCCGCTACTGACGGAAATTATTCTATTACTAGAATAGATGCAAATTCATTTTCATTAGTCGACATCAATACTGGAACCATTACAGGTACTCCAGCAGCAGTTTATGTTAGTGGTGTAAATCGTTGGTTGTTAACTTACGAAACTCATGCATCAGACGAGTACCAAAATGCTCCTATCATTCCTGGCGAAGGTATATTAGCCAAAAATGGAATTTATGCCTATATGGATGGCATAGACTCAGCACAGATTTATTACGGATAAAAAATGTCAGAACCAGTACAAGCTCAAGGTTCGTTTAATCTTACTGGCAGGAGGATCATGCTTGGTCTTCCTGCTTACGACTTTAAAGTATCTGTAAAACTGGCTATTTCACTAGCTCAGTTTTGTGTAGAAGCACCTAAACATGGGGTAGAGATTCAAATCTGCAATATCTCTGGATGCTCCGTTGTTTCTCGTGTTCGCAACTTAATTGTCAAAGACTTTATGGCTTCAGAATGCACGGACTTAATGTTTATTGATTCTGATATTACATTTGACCCACAAGACATCTTTCGTCTAATGGCGTGGAATACAGACCCTAAAAAAGGGATTGTTGGTGGTATTCCTGTTGCCCGTAAAAAAGGTCAGATCTACATCTCAACCTTAGATCAAGATACCGATGGTGGGATCTTTATGAACTCGTATGGT